TCGGGGGTCAGTAGGTGGTTGAGTAATGGGTGTTGTTGTACTATACGGACTAAATTGTTTGATACCCGCTTCTTTCGCAAAACACTCATTCGCGTATATTTTACCATCGCATCCCGTTACAGGGTCCATCAATGCGTCCGTCCCGCCACAATTTCGCGAGTAGTTTGGAGGACCACGACAATCCGTTTCGTTGCCGTTGTACGGATCAACAACTGGATACGGTTCATACATTCTGAGACCTGCTCTCTTCGCATCACATGAACTCGCATAAATTTCAGCATCGCATGCGATTACGGGTATAAGCGCCTCTTCGTCGTTCGTACAAGGCGTTTGAGGATTCGGAGTCCCTTTACACTCAAAATTGGTATCCTCATCCCCGTTGCGATCAGGTATTTGTTGACTTCTAAACGATCGTATTCCTGCTTTTCTCGCCATGCAAGCATTGTCATAAATATTATGATCGCATCCTATTAGAGGTTCACTATCATTTCTTTCACACATCACATCTATGACAGTTGGAGTACCCACACAATTCTCGATTGGTCCATCATAATCGAGACCGACACTCGTATAGCTTTTAATACCCGATTGGTTCGCGTCACACGGATTCGCGTATACCTTATCATCGCATCCTCGTTGGGGATCGAGTTCTGAATTATCACACACTGTGATGTCCTGCTTAGGTCCAATACAATCAGTATTGTCCTTACGTACGACATCGGCAGGTGGTGATGTACCCTTGTTATTATTTTCCTGATGTGGCGAAAAACGAAGGATACCTGCACGCGTTGCTTCACATGGGTTAGCATACACCGCTCCATCGCATCCCAGTTGGGGATCATATTGGGCTGTACACACACGGTTAGGTTGTGGTTTGCCAAGACATTTTTGTTCGTCCGTAAATTTGTCTTTCAAATCGTTAAAAGCTTTTTGATAACTGAAAAAATCTAAACGGTTGTCCGTATAGTAACACCCAAGGAATGCTACAAATATGAACATAACACACAAAACAACATATGTTGGGTTTGTTTTCATTATCTATCAATTAATGTATATATATATATATATCAATTTAAATTCTTTGTTACGTCAATATATAAACAACATGCGATGGACGGAGTTCACAAAAACACTTGAGAATTTGTTAAATGAAAATAAACAACTGACAAAGTCAAAAACAAAGAAAGATTCATACAAAAAAAAAAAAGTTAAAAAACAAATTTGCGAACTATTCTCGAGGGTCCCATCTTTTTGTAAAAGAAGGTCGTCGCCAAAAAATAAGAAAGCATCCCCGAAACACAAGCGGGTCGAAAACGTGAATAGGAATTCGAACACACTCGTTAACAATAACATCAATTAAGCAATTTTCGCGTCTTCAAAGTTTGAAATGGGTATATCGCGTTGCACTGGACTTCGGATGGTCTTTTTAGGTGCAGAATTGTTATTGCTCGTACGCATACCTGGAAATGGTAGCGAAGCCAACTCTTTTCCGGTAATTTTGAGATACTCCGAGTTGGTAATGTAGAAAACAATAGGTAGACTGACAATGAACAACAACGCCGTTCGAATGGACAAAATGGTCCAACAATTACCAGTACCTAACCCATAAATAACGCATCTTGAAAATGGAATCACCCAAAAAATCAATTGAATTAGCAAAACTGCCCACATTATTTTAACGAAAGTGGGGAACGCTAACATGGTCCTAAACATATTATAATATACTAGACTCATTTTTTTATGTACGCATCGGCCAGAATATTTCCAACTTGAACATCCCCATCGTATTGTGAAATGGACCGATTCTCGATTTGATTTTGGACGTGTAAAAGATGTTTGAAGCGATCGAAGTCAAAGGTAGATGTACACGCATGTTCACACAACTTGGGGTATTTTATAAATACCAGTGGATACTTACTATTGAAAAACTCATATTTATCGGAACAATTCGATTCGTAAATTTCTTGCACGATATCTAATATCATCCTTCATACTACAATACATAATCGATTGGTTGTTTGAACGAAAATTAATGTTATAGGTTTAAAAGACTGTCGCGTGTATATTTTATGAAATACGTGTTGGGTTCGTTTGTTAAGAAAAGGGAGGGTATCGAAACGGAGTATAAAGAGTTTTGTTTGAAACATGATATACTCAAATCAATGAATAAGGAGGATATTCATCGGTTTTTGGTTGATAAAGAACCACTACCAGACTTCAATACACTGATCGTCTCTAACTTGACCTGTTATATGAATATGTATATTCCAAAATATACATCTTCTTTTCACAACACTAGTGGTAATCATATATTTAACTTGTACATCGGAATCGATGATAACAACGAAATCACAGGTATCCCATATATGGGTAATTTAGAACGATTATACGCGGATTTAAACCGAACTATAGACGAATCGTTGAAGTCCCATGTAAGTCAAAAATGTTGTTACACTTGGAAGTTGAAGATTAACAAATGCACAATCGATCGTGACGTGTTGGAGGATGACCGAGTGGAGGCTCAATTATTGATGATAAGAAAGAAACAGTTGGAATATAAGAAACAATATACCATGTTTGCAAAAAAGAAACAAGAATGGATAACCGAACTATTCTTGTATAAAGGAAAACTTCAAAACGTATTAGATAAAAAACGCATTCGTAAATTGTTCATACTATTTCTTAAAACAAATGGAATCTATGTGCGCTTCAAAGCGCCTCTGAATGATCCTTGTTTTGTGATAAATTCATCAGATGTAAAATATAGTAAGAATAATACGAAACATATCATATTTTGGTTGATTAAATTCAAAGATGAGCAAACAAAAATCTTAATGAAACAAAAACCGGTCGAACCCGACGTACCAAAAATATTCAATACGGACATAAACATGATGCATACTTTAAGTAAATTAAGAACGCGGTTCATCAACATGAACGTGTCGTACTATGTNATCGATTTACAATTTCAAACTAAAGAATGTGATGTGATGATTAAATATCAAAATAAGCGCGGCGTTTGGAAGGCGATGACCAGAAATCATCGAGCCCAATGTAATGAGATTTCGTATTCATGATGACCGTATTCACTCCATTTATTTTATTTGTATTATAATATTAAATGAAAGGCTGCAACTTGAAAAACATGAAACCGGAGTACGCCATATTGATGGGAATGTTCGTCATCGCGATTTTAATGCTTGTGACCCGACCCAAACGAGAGCATAATAAACACCATGACAAGAGGGATTACGANATGATGAATCTCGCGGATTAAATTCGCCATATAGATTATTTAGATGAATATGATGAACCAAAAACAAGGACTTTTGTTGTATGTCACATGCGCATGTGTATTGATGGCGATAATCAACTTGTTGTGTTCAAAAAAATCGTATAACGTGTACCGCACCAAAAAAGATGAAGATATAAATATGTTCAATCACCTTTAAAAATAATTAGTAATTGGGTTTAATATGTTATGTATATGTATGTCACGAACGAAAGTTCGTAATGTTACGATCATTCCAGGTGTAAAAGGAACATACGGCGGGAACATGTCGCCATTGGTTCGGTTCCTGATTTCAAACCATATCAAAAAAGAAATCGGGATGAGCGGGAGAAAATTAGGATCGAAGGTGGTGACACGAAACACACCGAAACCCAAAAAACCNATGGTGTCAAAATCCAAAAAGGCAAGCAAAGGCATTAGGNTGTAATCAATCTAATGATATGTTGTTCAACTTCTCGAATATAAAAAGATAGATTGCGGTTGAGGGTTCGTCCCCTAAAAATACCAAAATCGAAAAAAGTTACATCCAAAACAGGTTTCATTTGTTTCATTATATCTTCAATTAGGGGTTGAACTTTCAGAGGCCAGTTTTCATCTGATGTTGTGTATTGCACCAAATAGTTGTTTATATTGTCGAACCATGATTTATCAACGAAAAGGTTGCGACGAACAGGTTTAAGTATCCAAACCCCAAACGCGGTTATTATTAAATGAATACGGTGTTCTTGTCGAATAGCTGTGGTGAGGTCTTCATACGAAGGCCAAAATCCTTGATTTATNGGATGTGTGTGCCACACAAACGGGTCTGACGGGAGATAAACAAATTGTCGTCCATTTTGTGAATTGAATGACGCCGTGGACGTCAACTTAAATTGTAATTTCTTATTAAAACTGCCGCCCTTTTCATGAGTGGTTTTTTCGGTTGAATTTACCAATCGTTCTAATGACAGATAATTTGGCATTAATTTAATATAATTGAATAAAATAAAAAAATAAAAAAAATAAATGCAACGCTCCTTGTCACTGAATGATCCTTAGACGGAGGACAGGCCTCATCTGCCCATGGTAACCGATCAAAACCGTGAACGAATTCGGATAACTTAGAAATGTCCGCATCAAATGTTCGGCAGTCTTTGATGGCAAATTTAGAGGATAGTTGTGTGTGGATAAACGGTGTATTGTAAACGCAGTTGAAAGGAATGTTTAGTTCCGTCAAAAGGGGTAGATCTGTGTTGGTCAGGAAAATATGTAGAAGACTGTGTATCGAACGGTGTCCTCGTACGTGTGAAACGTTCCAAGGCCCCATAATGGGACGAAGGGGGGTAACGTTAATGAGTGTTCGAAACGAGTTCTTTCGATACGTCTCGTGAACGCAATGTTTGTAAAAAACCCAACACATAAAAATATTGTAACGAATCAACGGTCCAAAGTCGCAATGGTCATGGTTCACAAATGTTGTGTGTATTGGTGTGTGGAACATATGCATGATAGTTGTCTATATATCATTGAGATGAGTATCTTAAAGTAAAAAAATGATTGAATATTTTATACATGAGTTCGTTGAAAATATTTTTAAATGCGGTGGNTGCAAAGTCGAATGACTCGTATTCCGATGTTTTGAAAAAATGGAGAAAAACGGCGTTGCGTTTACATCCAAATAAAGGTGGCGATTTGGCATATTTCCAAAAAGTATCTAGTGGTCGCAATGCGTTCGAAAAATATCATGACAAACAGCGAATTACGACGAAGAAAGCGGGTCCCGNCATTATAAAGGCCAAATATAGACAAAAATATAATCCAGTCGTGCGACGACGAGCTTATCAAAAAAAGAAGACGAAAAATGCGGCAATACGAAAGGTGAAGCGACAAATGGCCGCCACGAAGATTCAACAAACGTACCGACGGCAAAAACAAAAAGTCGAATTCAAAAAACATTTCATGGCCGGACGAATTCAAGACCAATTTCGAAAAATGAAGAAACGAGGTCAACCTCCGTCCGATTGGCCGATCGACTTGGCAAATGATTCGACACAATCGTACATCGAACAATATATGCTTGGGAAAAAAGATAGCAGACCATTACCAACGTCCGAATTGATTGTTACGACGAATCAATGTGGAGAAGTGGTAATGAACGATNCNAAAAAAAACACCTTACTCACCAAAGCACAAGCGATAATGCACGTGGCGTCGAAAGGGTTGATGCGAAGTTCCAACCGGGGATTATTGGCGTGGCATTCAACCGGGTCTGGAAAAACATGCACGGCCGCGTGCGTAATGAATGCGTATTGGGATACTAANAAACCAATTATATTTTGTACTTCGATCGAGGCAAAAGTGGCGAATCCGCCGGAAACGTTTTTGAAATGTCTACATAAATATTTCAAAAAGTCACGGACATTATCCCAAATAAATCGACGTGTACAGTTTTTGTCATTTGCCCAACTGGCGCATTATGCGCAATTGTACAAACCAAGCGGTCCAACGCGGGACCGTACGCACCGGGGAATGATACTCGATAACGCGATGTTGATAATTGACGAAGTGCAAAATTTGTTTCATCCGTTACCAAGTCAACGGAAGGAACATAAAGCGATCGAAAACTTTCTNTTGAATGACCAAGAGAAATCAAAAAACTTGAAAATTGTGATACTAACCGCCACTCCCGGTGATAACCCAACCGATATAGTAAAGTTGTTGAACATTATACGTGATCGAACGCATCCGAAAATAACATCTGTAAATTTATCCAATTCGGCGAAAGGATTGATAAGTTATTTGAACACGAATAACGATGCTTCCAAGTTTCCTAGTGTTTCACAAAAAACACATCATACCACAATGTCACGCGAACAGTATGTGGAATATGCGGATGCGTACAACAAGGATTCGAAAAAAACAAAAGGTACCAAGTATTTTCCATTGGCGAGGAAATATTCAAGCACGATGTTACATTTAAAAGATAATTTGAAATTGGGTACGTTTAGTACAAAAGTTGAGCGCATATTACAAATGATAAAACAAAATAACAAGGATAAACAATACATATATTCTTCTTATTTTGAAAATAGAGGGGATGCCGGAATTTTAGGCATCGCCAAGGCGTTGGTTAAATTTGAAAGCTATGAAGTGTTAACACCCGAAATGGCTAGAGAAATGGGGAGCAACCCTACACCCGGAAAACGGTTTTGTTTCATGATAACCACCCGGTTGAAAAACAAGACGGATAGTCACGCATTGTTGAGGATATACAATCATCCAAAAAATCGAAACGGTGAAATATGTCAAATTATGTTGGCTAGTCAAAAGTTCAATGAAGGTCTCGATTTGAAATGTGTAAAGCAGATCCATATCATGGAACCGCTATTAACTCAAAACATGTTACAGCAAACAATAGGAAGAGCACGCAGGTATTGTAGTCATGGACAATATCCATCTCAAAAGGATTGGACGGTTACGGTCAATCATTACATTAGCGATGTTCCAAAGGAGACAACTCCAAAGGAGAAAAATACAGTGGTTTATAACACGAAAACGACACAAAAACTGCAATCTAATCTGAATCGTTTGAAGGGTGTGCGTGGCAAGGCGGAGGATCGACAAGTCATAAAGGACCTGTTGGGTCTTTACAAAACCAAGAAGAAATTGACCAAAACCAAAGGGGCGAATGGGCATGCTCCGGCCATCGACCTGAAGGTTACGCAAAAAAGCATCGTCGATGCAAGTGCAAATAACCAAATTTTGAATACAATGAGGTCGCAAGCTATCGATTGTCGGGTAATGAACGCGTTTCACAATAAAGGGAGCAATGCGAAATTTCAATGTTACGCATAATTCATTCAACCTTTCCTGCCCATAAATACAATAAAAGCCATCAACAAAAACGAAAACCCGACGATCACCGTGGTGTAAATCGCATCCGATTTGGTTTCCTCCGCTTTATAAATGCCGCCAATACTATCATCTGAAGTCGCGTCCATCATGTAACGTATGCTAATCCATGCCTGTACGAATGATAACAAAGCGACGATAAACAAAACTCCCTTTTCAGCCATACTTGCGAACATTTCTATATCCTTAATCAACAAAAAAAACGAATACTTTGCAAATGCACGTGGTTCTGATTTGTTCATCATAAAACATCTACGAACGAGTTGGTGTTAGTACAATGACAATTCTTTGGCTATTCGTTCGATACATAGTTCGGTATGATATGCCGGGTTTCGTTTGGAGTTGAAGATGGTGTAATCCATCGGAATCATTAAATGACTTTGTTCAACTCTAGAGTGCATTCGGGAGTCTTCATTGATCACGCGAATAACAACAACCTTATCGAATCGCTCACGTAGCATCTCGTATTCGTGAATGAATCGCAAATCGGCAATCACTTTGATTGTTGATTTGTCTTGTTTGAAATCTGAAATCAAAGAAGTCGCCCAGAAATTACGGTGCAATTCGGGAATTTTTTTTTGGATGTCGGTTTGAAAAAGATCCGTTCCAACATATTCAAACATATCGCGTGGCGTCACCTTCCAGATCGGACAAAGCTGGTTTTTTAAATTACCATGTAATTGTTCGTAAGTGAAGTTGAATAGTATTTTACATATTTGTTTCAATTTTTTCGC